TCGGTGAGAAGTTTTGCCACATGAAGCTTCTGGATGCTGATGAACTGCCCGCTGCTCATCCGGCTGGCGGGTTTTGCTGTTTCTGCCATTACGAACCAACTCCTGTTCTGTAGTCCACACATAAAATAAAGAGATCCTTCTCGGCAAGCTCCACCGTCTGCCTCCGAAGGAAGCCGAGGGAGAGCATCACCTCCTGCACGGCCTCATAGATGTCCTCGTGCCGCCCGTCCCGGGTGAGGATGTGTATCCGCACGGTGACGCGCCGCTCCAGCTCCCTGCCGTCGGCAACGAGCGCCGGGACATCGGAGATGACCGAATATACCAGGATGGGATAGCTTCCCGCATTGGGACTCTGTCCCGGATAGATACACCGCCCATTCCGGTCCTTCACCAAAAGGGAGGTCAGCTTCTTCGAGGACATGAGTGCCTGATAGACACTTTCCTTGATGTTCATTTCTTTCGGATCGCCTCCCTCACAGCCTCCACAATCCCCTTCTTTACCTCCTCCCGTCTGGCATCCAGTGCGGGATAGAGAAACGGGAGATTGATTTTCGGGCTGAATTCCACGATCTTGCCGTAGTACATGCCATCCTTTGCCTGGGCATCCGCTACAATGCGGTATTCCCTGCCGTCTTTCTGCTTTTCCGCATGGATAGAATTTTTCAAGGCTTTCTTGACCACACGGCGGTCGGTTCCCTCATAGACGGGACACCGTTCTTTGGCTTCCTTCATGACAAGCTCTGCTCCATCGGCCAGGGCGGACTTTGCGGCCTGCTCTGCCGTCCCGCCCAGCTGCCTGAGAATGGAGGCAGCGGAGTCAAACCGTTTCGCCATCTTCCACCAGCTCCCTGACCTCCAGGACGAGATATTTCCGGTTGCATCGGAAGTCATAGGCGGGAGCCGTCTGGAGAAAGCGGTGACTCCTCCAACGAATGGTGTCGGTGACCTCGATATCCTCCCGGTAGCGGATGACGATGCGGTAATTCACCTCGTCCACCTTCTCCGCATAGCCGTCCGAGATTTTGGCAGCATAGGGGAGAATCTTTGCCCAGACAGTACAGACTTCTTCCTGCCCGGTCTCCACAAGGTTCCCAAATTCGTCCTCCGCAGTTATGGGGCGCAGGATGGTGACCCGCTGCCGAAGTTCATTCAGAGATACATACATCAAAATCCCTCTTCCCTTATGCCCATGAGCAAAGCCCGAAGCGTGACGGTAAGCGCCTTATGGTCTGCCTCGTCCCGGTGTTCGTAGAAATACGCCAAAGCATAAAGGACGGAAGTTTTAGCAATTTCTCCGGCATTCTCGAAGGTTTCCTCGTCAAGCCGGGCAATATCCATGCAAAGGGACTGTGCCGAACCGATGAGGCTCTCAACCGTGGAATCCTCTGCATCGGTATCAATCCTCAGATATTCCTTGGCTTCCGCAAGGGTAACAATCAAGGTAACCACCTCCAAAGCAGAAGGGAGACTTCCCACGAAAGGAAATCTCCCTGTTAAAAATATCCGTTATCAGCCGTTCCCGCCAGTCGTCCCCTTGATTTTGAGAATCTGCACCGCTTCCGGCAGCACCAGCTTGCCGTCCACACGCTCCTTCATGACGTAGGCAATCATGCCGTTCCCGGCAAAGAGTTCCCTCAATTCCTGGATGGACCGAGTGCCACGATCGCCAATGTTGTAATAGGCGTAGTCACCGAAAGCTACCGCTTTGCTTCCTGCCTCAATAGCGGGCATATAGGGCGTGGTGTACACGGGATAACCCAGCAGGCGGTCAGGCTCTTCCATCTGATAGGATGGCTGCCAGATATAAGCCTTGTTCTGGTCTTTGAGGGTGCGGATAACTGCCAGCGTCTGGTCATTGACGATAAAGGCCGCATTCTTGCGGTAGGGACGCTTCAGCTTATACACCAGTTCGATAAGCTCATCCGCCGTGATGGTATTGCCACTCGTGGTCACACCAACCTGCGCCGTGGTCAGGAGTCCTGTGGGCTTGTGGTTTCCGTCCCCGTTAAGGAAAGCATTTTCCTCCGCATTGGAGAGAACCTTTCCAAACTGCTCGATGATGTAGCTTTCGAGATTGAAAGCACTGTCGTAAAGCAACTCCTCCGTGATTTTGATAGCCACATGGAGCTTGTGGGCATCGAGGATAACCTGTTCGAAAGTTGCATTCCCGAAGTCGAGTGCGCCGCCTTCCTCGATCCAGGAGGCTACGGGCTTGGTGGCGGCGATGTTGATTTTCCTTTCCCCACTGGTGGCAAGTTTCGTGCCGAGGCTGCGCAGGATGTTCTCCTCCTCCAGCACATCGATGAGGCGGCTGTCCATCTCCTCCGGCACAAGATAACCGCCATCGGTGTCCACGCCCTCCTGCAGAATGTCCGACACGTTGTGGAAGCGTGAACGGATGGCGGAAAGCATGGCCTTGCGGTAATCGTCCGATGCGCGTCCCGTCTTCTCCGGCACGGCCCCCTTGGGCGCATTCAGGATGGGCTCTGCCGTGGGCTTTGCCAGTTCTGCATCGATGGCAGCCTGACGCTCCATGCGCTCAATGTCCTTGCCCAGCGCCACCACCTCGGCCTCCATCCGGTCATAGGCGGCAGCATCCTCGGCAGAGAGCTTTCCGTCCTTGTCGGTGTGGCTGTCCAGGAATGCCTTGGCGCCTTCCCAGAGCTGCGCCCTCTTAGTACGAAGTTCCATAATCGTTGCCATAAACAAATTCCTCCATTTCAGTGAACAATAAGGTTAAGACGGCTCATAAGAGCGTCTGCAGATACACGAGTGTCGGCTGCAGCCGCCCCGGGGAGCCTTTTGGACTGCTCCTTGATCTTGTCGATCAGGGAATTGGTGACGGCCTTCCGGGAAAACAGCATTGCCTCGACTCTATCGGAATTCTTCTCTTCATCCTCGTTGGCAAAGAGAATCTTGTCGGCAAAGCCAAGCTCCACGGCCTTCTTCGCATTCATCCAGCTTTCCGCATCCATCAGATCGGAGAGCTGCTGGCGGGAAAGGCTGGTCTTGAGCTCGTAGGCGTTTACGATGCTCTCCTTGACCTCGTCCAGCATCTGGATGGCCGCCTGCATCTCCCTGGTGTCGCCAATGGCTACCGTGCTGGGATTATGCACCATCATCATGCCCACTGGGGACATCTCCACGGTGGTTCCCGCCATGGCAATCACGGATGCCGCTGAGGCAGCTAGGCCGTCAATGCGAACGGTGACGCTGCCACGATAATCCATGAGCATGTTGTAGATTTGCGCCGCCGCGAACACATCCCCGCCAGGAGAGTTGATCCATACCATGATATCCCCGTCGCATTTCATGAGCTCATCACGGAAGATGCCAGGCGTGACCTCATCGCCGAACCAGGACTCCTCGGCAATCGTGCCGTTCAAGACAAGGGTGCGCTCTCCCGTGTCGGAGTCGCGCACCCAGTTCCAAAATTTACGTTTCATCTGTGTTGTTCCCTCCAGTCTTTTTCCCAAAAAGCCCTGCATCCTTGAGTTTGGTGAGGTTGCCGTTGATGAGGTACAAGTTCCCGCCCTCCTCGTCTGGGATGGGGTTCATGTTTTCCATCTCCCGGATGTCATTTGCCGAGAGCCATCCGTTCTGCCGTCCCACGGCATACCCCTGCATCCGGCTCTGGTAGTCCCCGCGGAGCAGACCGTCCACATTAAACTTTATAAAGCATCTTTTCCGCTCGGCAGGGGAAAGCAATGCTTTCTGCAAGGACTGCTCCCATCGCACCACCCAGGGATTGAGGGTGTACTTCACGTATTCCAGGGATTGCTGCTCGATATTGTTGAAACTGGATTTTTCGAGGTCGCCAATCATGTGGGGAGGCACACGGTAGAGACGCGCAATCTCGTCAATCTGGAATTTCCGGGTTTCCAGGAACTGCGCCTCCTCCGGGGGAATGGAGATTTGCTGGTAGTCCACGCCCTCTTCCAGCACCACGACCTTGCCCGTGTTGGCTGTGCCGCCATAGACGGCCTGCCAGCTTTCCCTCAGCTTGGACGGGTCCTTGAGGACTCCCGGATGCTTGAGGACACCGCCCGGTCTCGCTCCGTTGGCGAAGAAAGCGGAGCCGTATTCCTCGCAGGCCAGTGTCATGCCCACGGCATTACGAGCCATGGCAATCGGTGAATAGCCCACCAAGCCGTCAAAGCCCAGCCCTGGAATGTGAAGAACGTCCTCCCGGCGCAGCTTGATGGACTGCCCGCCCTTCAGCTTGGGATTGCTGTCGGACAGGGGTGTGTAGGTATAGACCAGTTCCCCATGCTCGTCCCTGTCAACGCTCATGCGGTTAGGCAAGAGCGGATACAGTCCAATGACTCGCCTCATGCCGTCCCGGATGATCTGCGAGAAAGAATTTCCCCACAAGAGCAAGTGAATCATGGCTGTTTCTCGAAATATGAAGGAGGTCATTTCGGGGTTAGGCGAATCGTGGAGAAGAAAATAGAGCGGATGCTCCGGCACACGCTCCTTCCCATTTCCCCGATATTCATACACATGAAGCGGCAGACCCGCGATGGACTCCGCCAAAATGCGGACACAGGCATAAACCGCCGTGGTCTGCATAGCAGTAAACTCGTTGACCTTCGCTCCGGCGGCAGACTTGCCGAACAAGAAAGGCCAGCCGCTGAAGTGGTAGCTGTTCTTGGGCTTGTCCCGTGAGCGGAACAGCCAACTGAAAATACTCATGAACATCACGCTCCTCAAAACACCAGAACGCCCCTGCCCTCATAGACAGACGCGCCACTATCATTTCCACATCGAATCGCACGGTCAAGTGCCATGATGAGGGCAATCGCCCCATCAATCTTTTCCGTGCTTTTTGCTTTGTCTGCCTTGATGTTCCCGGCGGGATCAGTGCGGATGAAAATATTGTCCATATTCCACCGAAGGACGGGATGCCCGCCGTGGGCAATCCTCTGCTCCAGGGTGAGCTTCATCAATTCCTTGGTCGGTGGGGACATGGAGGCGAATCCCTGCCCGAAGGGAATGACCGTGAAGCCCATCCCTTCGAGATTCTGAACCATCTGCACCGCTCCCCAGCGGTCAAAGGCAATCTCCCGGATGTTGAACCGCTCCCCAAGCCGCTCAATGAATTTTTCGATATAGCCGTAATGCACAACATTTCCTTCCGTGGTTTCGAGAAATCCTTGCCGTTGCCACACATCATATGGAACATGGTCACGGCGTACACGCAGGTCGATATTGTCCTCCGGGATCCAAAAGTAAGGCAGGACGATATATTTGTCATCGGCATCCATCGGAGGAAACACCAGAACAAATGCCGTGATGTCTGTGGTGCTTGAAAGGTCAAGCCCTCCGTAGCAGACACGCCCTTCCAGGTCATCGGCATCAACACGAAAGGCGCAGGCATCCCATTTCGCCATCGGCATCCACCGGACACTCTGCTTTACCCATTGGTTCAGCCGGAGCTGCCGGAAGGAGTTCTCCTCGCCGGGATTTTGCTTGGCAGAGTCACAGGCGGCCTGAACCTTGTCGATGCCCACGGTAATTCCGAGGGAGGGATTTGCCTTCTTCCACACGGCAGGAGATGTCCAATCCTCATCCTCTTTGGCTCCATAAATGACGGGATAGAAGGTCGGGTCAATCTTTCTCCCTTCCAGAATATCCAAAGCCTTTTGGTGTGTCTCGTAGCAAATGGAGTGCGTATCCGTCCCCGCCGTGGTAATCAGGAAATACAGCGGCTGCATCCTGGCATCGCCGGAGCCTTTGGTCATGACATCGAAAAGCTTCCGGTTAGGCTGGGTATGGAGCTCATCGAATACCACTCCATGGATATTGAAGCCGTGCTTGGAGTAAGCCTCAGCAGAAAGCACCTGGTAGAAGCTGTTGGTGGGAGCGAACACCATCCGCTTTTGGGAGGCGAGGATTTTCACCCGTTTGTTGAGCGCCGGGCACATCCGCACCATGTCAGCAGCAACCTCGAATACGATGGATGCCTGCTGGCGATCGGCGGCGCAGCCATAAACCTCAGCCCGTTCCTCGCCGTCCCCGCAGCAAAGGAGAAGTGCAATCGCGGCTGCCATCTCGCTCTTGCCTTGTTTCTTCGGAATCTCCACATAGGCCGTGTTAAACTGCCGATAGCCGTTAGGCTTCAACACGCCAAAGATGTCACGGATTATCCGTTCCTGCCAGTCGATGAGTTCGAAGGGCTTTCCTGCCCATGTCCCCTTCGTATGGCACAAACATTCTATGAAACCCACGGCATAATCGGCGGCATTGACATCGTAACGGGAATCCTCCGCCATGAATTTTGTCGGATGATAATCGACCAGTTTCCGCATGAAGTCACCTTCCATCTCTCCATTTCACTATCCCTTTCTCGACCGGAGCAACCGCTCCATCACATCATCCTGCGGATTGGCTCCGTTGTAGCCTTCCGAGCAGTTCTCCTTCACCACCTGGTAGATCTGATACCATAGCTGATTGACCTGCTTCATGTACTGCAGGCCAATGTTCACATAGGGCGATACGATAGCCGCCCCGGTGGTTGGATGCTTGGAAAGGAATCCGTAATTGGAGATAGCATCCTGGCATTGAATCCAGCGGGAAACGCTCATGGCGTAATGCTCAATGAGCTCCGGGCTGACCAGTTCAACACAGCCCCTCTTGTTCAGCCAGTTCCATGTCTTTTCGTAAATCTCCACAGCACAGTTCTGGCCGTCCTTCTGGGGGGCTTTCAGGTACTCCTTGGGAGCAGGCATCTCTATGCCCTGAAGATTAGCCGTTGGCAGTACCATCACCTTGGCAGTCTTGCCCTCGTTAATTTTGTCAGCCAGAGCTTTTTTCTTGCGTCCGGCTCCGGCTCTGGCACCGCCTCTGTTAGTTCCGTCTTTGGCTATCCTTCTCACCCCCTTCCAGCCTTTGATTTCTGGATTTTTCCAAACAAATCCTATTCCCCTGTTTGAAAAACAATTTTTTTGCGCGTGAGCCCCTGCCGGTCATTGTGCGGCAGGGTTGCAGAGATTTTGACTCCCCCTCCCGGTCAGCAGTCGGATTTGCCACGCTGATGAATCTTCTCATGGCATGACGTACACAGGCTTTTGAGATTGCTCTCGTCATTCGTGCCGCCATCGGCGAGCGGCTTCACATGATGGACAAGGGTTGCCACCGTTGCCTTGCCAAGCCCAAGGCACACTTCGCACAGCGGATGTGTAGAAATATATCGGTCGCGAATCTTTTTCCATGAGCCACCATACCGCTCATGCTGATTGTAGCCACGGGCAAAATGCTCATAATGCCGTTGCATCATGCTCCGATGTTCTTCACAGTAGCCCGTCCTGCTGTCGGTCAGATTAGGACAACCATCATAGCGGCATGGGCGTTTCGGTTTCGTTGGCACTATGCTCCACCTCATTCCCTTTCAAAACAGGCACAAGAAAAGGCACCGTTTGCAACGATGCCTCTTCCTCTGCCTATTTGGTTATTGTATTATGCTTTGCCAAGAACTTCTCGCAGGCTTCTCTGTCGCCATACTTCAAGAGCTTGTCAAACTGCTTTAGCAGTTCCCATTCATCATCATACGCTCTAAGCTGGCGTTGCTTGCGGGTTCCTTCCTTCTTGAGCGTTCCCTTTGGCCTGCCTGTCTGGTTTTCTCTCCTGCCGCCCCAATTGTTCTCATTCATGGCCATCACCAACGCTGCTGCCAGACCTTGACGCGATTTTGTTCGCTATATCCATGCAGCAAAGACCGATGCAAAAACCATTCAGCCATGTCATTATCTCCCAGCCAGGGGACGCCAAGACCGCCAAAATGATATTCAGCGCAAGAAAAATTATGGTTGCTTTCATGTCTTCCGATATGGTAGAATATTGGTATCAGCAAGGGCGATTGCTCGCCCCCGCCGTGCCCCGCTTTTGTCTATCGCTTGAGGTGCTTTGGACGTTTGCGGGGCTTCGTTGTTTTCTGATAGAGCCATTTTGCAAATTTGATTGCATAATCAGCGATAGTAAGCATCGTCGCTATGGCTATCAGTGTGTTCAACTCTACCACATCCCTGCCCTCCTTTCACTATTATTATATAACAAACTTGTTAATTTGTCAATACTAAAAAGCAAATTCCTTTGAAATATTTTGCCCTCCACCCCTTGTTTTTCAAGGCGTGGAGGGCTTTTATCGCACACAAAAAGGCACCCACCATGAGCAATGGGCGCCCTTTTGCTTTTTAGGAAGGTTGTCGAAAAAATCCACTGTAGCCATTATAGCAGATATTTTGGGATGTTATTGTTACAATAAGGATTTCAGCAAACTTTTATCAGCCCAAGCTGTGCCGCGCAAAGCGATGCGTATACACGTATATCACCAAGAAAATTATAATAGGTCTTCTCTGATATGCTCATCTTCGCACACGTCTCCCGATAATCCACCCCCGTGTATCTGTCCTTGGCAACGATCAGCCTGTCATTGTCGCACCATGAATAGGTCGCATCAATGACCCTCAGCCAGTCCTCCGGCCATCCCAGCTTCTCGCCCCCCACCATGACGGAGCGCAAGGGCGTTGCGTTCCTGATGGCCTTGGAGGCCGTTGGGTCCCCCACGCCGCTCCCGTTCTTCCCGACATACGGCACATCCTCCCTTGTGGCGAGCACCGCCAGCCGTATCTGCTTCTCGTTGTAGAATACGAAGTCTATGACCCTGATGTATCCCTGCCCTGTCCGCCTCATCAAACCCCCCCGTTGCTTTTCCCCGCCTGTGGCAGTAAAATATTATCAGCACAATCACAGCGGGAGGCACGCCAATGCCTCCCGCAACGGGCAGGGGATTCCCTGCCTTTTTTGTTGCTATGACATGAACTCATCCAGATATTTCACCTTGATGTCCTGCTTCATGGCAAATGCCTTTTCCGCCCTGCACCCTGCGGAGTTCTCCCAGCCGGGACAGAGGATGATCGCGTCGCAGCAGGAAAGGAGCTCCAAGGCATCGGCAAGGGCCGTGCAATAGTCCGTTTCCTTTCCTCCGAACATGCCCAAGGGATTCATGAAGCATATTTCCGGGTACTCCTTTTTCAGGAATGCACGGATGCGGTCAGCATCGGCCTTGTTCTCATCCTCATTCCCCGTGAAGGGATGCGAAATGTAATAGCGTTCCATTGTCAAACCTCCTGTCACATGCACCCATACATCGCAACATATTTCCCATACGACATTCCAGCTTCGCTCGCCAATCTTGAGAGCTCACCAATGGATTTTTTCTTGGTGGCTTTCTTCTGACGATCCTCCGCTCTCTTTCTTAGGTGATACTCGCGCATGTATTCCCGCATCCTCTCCCTGTGTTTCGCCTTGGCAATTTTCGAACGCTCTGCCTTGCACCTTTCGGAACAGTACCTCTGATTTCCTGCTTTTGGGATGAATGTTTTGCCGCACACTGTGCAAATCTTTTCCTTGTGTCCCATATCAAAGCCCCCACTCAAAACAACGGTGTTGCCATATCTGCCAGCATTTTCTCCTTTGCCTCGGCATAAAAGTGCTTGTCTACCTCGAACCCATAAGCATTACGCCCTGTTTCTGCGCAAGCTCGAAGCGTGCTTCCACTTCCTGCGCATGGATCGATAACCACGTCGTCGGCATCCGTAAAAATCTCGATAAGCCTTTTAAGCAATTTTACAGGCTTTTGGGTTGGATGGATATTGGGAACATCATTCCCATCTCGTTCCCACTTGAACCAATTTACAATCATACGACCGTCATTGTTAAATTTCGGCAATTTATCACGATAGAGAACCATCGCCGTCTCAACTGCCCCGACGATCCTCATATTCGCTTTTAATGCTTGCGAAGAACTTTTCTTGATGAAGTAAAGTGGATATGAGTTTCGGAAGCCATGCTTCTTGCCGTATTCTTGCACCATCGGGATTTGCTGCCAGGCGCAAAAGACAATCATCGCTGGGGCCTTTCCGCGTTCCTTCGGCTCTTTTATCAGGAGTTTCGAACAAAAATGGAAGTACTCGGCAATATTGAATTTCTCGTCCGTTCGGAAAAAGGATTTCCCTGCTTTGTCGCTCTCCCCGTTCTTGTTGTCTCCCCCTACATACCACATTGGATTTGATCCATATGCAGAACCTCCAAGATTGTATGGAATGTCAGCAATAACAAGCTGCGCCTTTGCCGGGATGTTATACGCTTTATAGTTCTGAAAATTATCATTGTATAACTCGCATTTTGTCAAACCCTTATGGTGCAATCCGTTTGCGCTCAATTCAAATCATCCTCCACCTCAATATCGCTGAATACCGCCGGCATATCCTTCGCCATAATGCGTGCCAGGGGAATCGCGACTTCCCTTATTTGCGGATGCGCTGCCGGGGATGTTCTCAATTTGAGAAAATGCCTCCACTCGCGAAGGTTCGCGGTCATTATCAGCTCCGTTTTGAG